ATATAGAATGGCAAAAACTATTGCTTGGCCGATAATAAAAAGAGTATTAGGAACTCACCCATATGCAAAGGTAAATGAATCAGAACTATCAGTAACATTTACTAATAGTAAGAGTGAGATAGCATTGAAAGGTGCAGATAACGAGGATAGTTTGAGGGGCGTTGGCTTATCAAAAGTAGTATTAGATGAATACGCATTTATGAAACCGCATGTATGGGAAGAAATCATTTTACCCACTTTGGCATCTACATTAGGTGAGAGTATGTTTATTGGAACTCCAGACGGATTTAATCACTTCTACGATATTTATTTAAGAGGATTAACAGATGATTTAGAATATCGGTCTTGGCAATTTAAGACAGTAGAATCTAACTTTGTAGATCCAGTTGAGATAGAAAAAACTAAAAGAAATATGGATGGTCGTTTATACAGGCAGGAGTTTGAGGCCTCCTTTGAGACGTTAGGTGGAAGTAGAGCAGCATATAACTTTGAACGTGAAACACATATTAAGTCAACAGAAGAATTAACTTATATTAAATATGCAGGCATTGACTTTAATGTGGATTATATGAGCGCTGAGATAGCTTGTGAGTATGGTAATGGAGATATACATTATTATGATGAGATAAGATTACATAATAGTAATACTGAAGAATTAGCCAGTAGATTGAAAGAACAGCATCCAGATTTAGTAGAGGTCTATCCAGACCCAACGGGCAAAAGTAGGAGCACTTCAGCAAAACAGAGCGACCATATGATATTAAGAGATTTAGGATTTAATGTAATTACAAGGAATTATCACCCTAGCCATAACGCACTTATTAACACTTGGAATAGGAAATTAAAAGATGCCGAAGGAAAGATTAATATGACTATTGACCCGAAATGTAAAGAATTAATATCAGATTGCGAACAAGTATTAAGAAAGCCAGATGGTAGAATAGATAAATCACAAGAATACGCTGGTAGAACTCACGCCTTACAGGCAGCAATGTATCCTGTAGAATACCGACATCCAGTAGGCCAAGTAGGTATTACAAGTATGGAGTGGTCGGAGAGCCTCTAATGAAAAAACAAAAAATAATAGAACAAATAACTCAAGATAAATTAAATGGTATACTTGAAATGCAAAAGAATAATAATGATTTATTAGCTGATATTTATATACAAAATGAATCACGAATAATAGTATTAAATACTTTGCACGAAAAGTTAGATACATTAATGAATAAATACGAAATTATATCAAGTATTATGCCTGTATTAGACGCATATTTTGAGCATTTAGGAGAAAGTTAAAATGGGAGTAAACAACGAAAGAATTGCTGATGGAATAGTGATGGAAAATCTATCCACTAAAAGCATTCATAAATCATTAAAAGCTGAATTAGATTTTATTGAGAATGAACGTGAAAATACACGACATATGTTATTGGATTATTTTGAGCATAGTGGAACAGACGAACACATAAGAAGGTTTTTTAGAGCTGGAATATCAACAGAAGTACCTATATTCACCAGTAATCTATTAGGTAGGTTCGTTAGAGCCAGGAGTTTAGTATATAAGAAATCACCTGAAATGATTACAGATGAGAAGTATATAGATAACATAGATAAACAGAATCTAAATACTATGCGTAGAAGGATGGAACAATTAACCTTTCTATTAGGTAGTATGGCTCAGCTAAGTTATTATGATGAACTATCAAAACAAATTAAGTATGAAACTATCCACGATTTTAAGGTATTCTTTTTACCAGGCAAGACAGAACCTTTTGCATGCTGTTATCCAGTATCATTAAGAGGTAATGCTCGTATGAACGAACAGAAATGGATATTCTGGTCGGCAGACGCTATAGACCCAAGTTCAGGTGAGTTTACACGAGGACAACATTTCTTATTTGATAATAATGGAAAAGTTTTTAGTATAAATGAAGACAATATTAACCCGTATGGTATATTGCCTATATTATTTACCCATAGGTCACCTCAAACGAGAACCTGGTGGGTTGAAGGTGCAACTGATTTAATGGTGAGTAATCAACAGGTAGATTTAGGACTAACTCAATTAGCATTAGCCAATAGGATAGATGCATTAGGTATTAAGTATATTAGTGGCCCTTGGAACGAACAAACTAAACGAGAACGATTACCACACGGCGTACAAGATGTAATAAGATTACCAGAAGGATTTACATTTGGTAGAGTAGAAGGTGGAGATACAGCTAAACATATAAATAACTTAAAATTCTTCGTTAATCAGGCAGCACAGAACAATCACTTACAACTTAAATGGGCAAGTGAAGGTGGAGATATTCCATCAGGTCGTGCATTGCAACTTATGGAAGTAGAGAATACAGAACAGAGGGAAGCCAGTATACAAGATATATGGAGACCACACGAACAGACTAGATATAACTTGGATAGAATTATATTAGAGACTCACGGAATATCAGTTGGAGATGAATATAGTGTTAATTTCGTAGAACCTGATTTAACTGTTACTTCGGAAGATGAGAGAGCACAAGAACAACACGATTTAGAGTTAGGTTTAACATCAAGGAAAAGATTATTAGAGAAACGAAACCCAGATATAACAGAAGAAGAACTGGATGATATAATCGCTGAAGCAGATGCTGAACAGTCATCTAAACAAACTACTCCAATCCTTCCATTAATATAAGGTGTATATAATGGCTACTATATTACACAAGTATTTAGATAAGTTAGATGACCTGAAAGTGAAGGTAGGAGAAGATGCTGATAAAGTAATACTTGATAGTATTGATATTAAATCACTTATTAAGAACCCAAGACAGATTATAGGGCAGATTGCTGTAGAGTTCTCCCAACGACATACAGATAAGATACAACAGAGTTATACAGTCGTAGAAAATGCTACTAAAAAGATTATAGAGAAGAGCTAATGGCGGAAATAAAGATAGTAATTAATAGAACTAAAAAGCTACGTAGATTAAAGAAAAAACTTCCAAAGATTACTCAAATGATATTAAATGATGTGGCTGATGCTACGGTGATAGATTTAAGAACACGAGGAGCACGTGGAGAGGGAGTAAGTGGAAAGTTAGCTCCATTAAAGACAGAAACTATAAGACAGAAAAGGAAACACGGATTATCAAAACCAAATACTCCACTATATGGCACAGGTAAGATGACTCAAGGAACATTTGTAAAAGAAAGAAGAAAGAACAAAGCTACTATTGCTGTACCTCGTGATAGAGAAGAGATACTATCATATCACCAAGAAGGAGCAGGACATTTACCTAAAAGAGATTGGTTCGGTATAAGTAAGAAACACCAGAAGAAAATTGAGAAGATAGCCAGAATCCAATTTAAGAAACTGTTAAAAACTTTATAGTATGCCAAATATTAAAGATATAGAAACAATAGTATCACAAAAAATACAATCTGATGTAGCCGTTACCGTATTAGAGATAGAACAATTAGTATCAAGTATGAGGTTATATGGTATGGACGAGGCTACTATTATATCAACATTAGAAACTGATTTAATTAATCAAGGAAGGTTATTTGGTGCATTTAGAAATAGAATAAAGAATACCATAAAGAGTGCTATAATGTTGGCTGCTGGTGCAGCACAACGAACTTTATACGGAAATGAAGGTATAAAGGAGTTTAGATGGGTTACAGTATCAGATACGAGAGTATGTCCTGATTGTGTTATACGACATAATAGAATAGAAACATTAGATACTTTCCAACTAATAGGATTACCAGGTAGTGGATTTTCAGTATGTAGAGGTAATTGTAGATGTGTTATGGTGCCAATTTCGTATAAAGGAGAAGATTTATCCAAACCATTAATTAGAAAACGGAAATAGGAGATATGTGATGCCAAAATTAGGAAGTAAATATAAGAAATCAGTTGGGAAAAAATATAAGGCCAAGAAAAGTGTATCAAAATCTAAAGCACGAAAGATACTTAAACACGGTAAAGTAAAGGGTAAGAAACTAACTAAAAAGCAAAGAGGATATTTTGGTTTAATTGGTCTTTCGGAAAATGCAATAGATTGGTTAAATATACACAAAATATTTATATATATAAACATTATGATTTTTTTGAATTAAAAGATATTTATTAATAAGTCAAACAAGACGTTAAAAAGAAGAAGGAAAGATCAATACTATGAGTGAAATAGAAACAGGGGTCACTCCCGTAAATAGTGAAACCACTTTAGAGCAAAGTGTTATACAAAATGCTCCCGCTGAATCAGACAGCGTCAAAACAGTCCCAGACAGTATCCCTTATGCAAGGTTTAAAGAAGTTAATGATGCTTTAAAAGAGATGAGATCAGCCTATGATAATCAGGTAGAATCTCAAAAACAAGCAGAGTTAAAACGCCTTGAAGATGAAGGAAAAACTTTGGAAGTTAGAGACTTACAACTTAAAGAGTTGCAAGATAAACTAACCAAGTATGAGCCGTTAGCTAAGGAATACACCGATTATCAGGAAAGAAGGACTACGACCTGGTTAGAACAATTAGGTGAAGATAAAGATAGTAAAACTATTTTACAATCTCTACCGTTCGCAGACCGTAGGACTTATATGAAACAACTTACAAACAAAAACGAGGTACATTCAGTTGTCCCAAGTGTTAGCTCAGATAAACCTGGCAGTAACTCTGTTATTGTCGAAGGATATACCACACCGCAACAAGCAGCATATGCTTTTAGTCGTGGGGAGCTAAAGAAGAACGATTATGAAAAAATCATCGACAAGTTCAGTAAATCAAGGATCAAAGGCTGGTAAAAAGTCTTTAAATCTTTCGGAGTTTAAAGAGATAAAAGAACCTACTAATATCAAGGGTTTTACTCCTGATAAAGAAGGTAGGGTTTCTATCGGATATACTCACGAAGGAGAACAGAAATGGATCTATGATGGAAAAGAGGAAATCTCTTTTGAGGACGGATTTAGAATGTCCACAGGACAAGAATCCGTTCCTGGACGCGGAGCCATCCAAAAAGGATGGAATCGTAGATGGGATAACGCATATGACCGAGTTTTTAACCATATTAAGGAGAATTAATTATGGCAACAGGTGATAGTGGCAATTATGCCGGTGCATTAGCTGATATTATACAAGCTGAAGCAATCCAGCGTTTCGTAACGGCTGGAGTATTCGTAAATCCATTGAGACCTGATACCTCATTAGTATCCGTTTTTAGTGAACCCAGAGCTGATAAGATTTCAGTTCCAGTTTGGAATGATGGTACAAACCAAGTAACAAGTGCAGATGTTGCATCGCACTCCTCAGGTGGCACGGTTAGTGAAACCGCGTTAGATTCTACAAAAAGAACCTATACACTTGCTATGAGAGCGATAAACCTTCCGTTGCATGACGAAGCCAAATGGTCTAATGTAGACCGTCCAGAGATTCGTTTAGGACAACATTTAGGTAATGCATTAGCAGCTGACTTGGATGCACAATTAGCCCAAAAAGCACATTCCTTTTCCAACTCTGTTGGTACAGGATCTGCGGAAATGAAAATCGATGTATTGTTTGACGCAATGAAAACATTACGTAACAATCACGCTCCAGGGCCTTATTTTTATGTAGGATCAACAGAACAAGTTTGGGATAAAACTTATGGATTGTTAGAAGATTTTGTAAATACTTCTAACTTTGCAGGTGCCCCAGCACAGGACGAAGCAATTCGTAATGGATATGTTGGTCGTCTAGCTGGTTTTGATGTATTAACCACACCAGAAATTACTGGTAGTGTTAGTGCTTCAAACCATCAAGGTGAGGCAATTGCTGGAAATAAGGAATGTCTGGCATTTGCATGGAGTGGGGATGACCTAATCCGTGTAGAAGAAGAAAGGGAAGGCTCAAAGCTGAAAAGTTCTTGGGTTGGATCTTACTTTGGTGCAGCTGGTGTTTTGACGGATAATTATGGCGTGCGGGTAATCTCACGAATTTCGTAATTAAACGAAACAAATAAAAAAGTGTAGGCTCAGTTAATAACCTACTCGTATATGTAAGAGTGCATAGATGTGAAAACTCTGAATACTAATAACAATATATTTATTAGATTATTTAGCTGAGCTGAACGCTTTATTAATTATTGTAGACGATGTCTTAGGCATTGACTCAAATTGGAGAACTATGATATGTTAAATACAACATTATTAGAAAATAAAAAGATTTCTCAAACTTTAGATAGTTTGAAACAAAATAGTT